GGCTTATTCAGATACTTCGGTCGGTGTTCGGTCGCAGGTCATTGACCTGTCCCGTTTGGACGACCCTGAGCAGCGTAAGTTGCTCGCCCGCGCTGTGTTCCTTGCGGATGCAGCGCAATCCGAGGATGAGGATGCGCAGCGAGACACCGCCGATCCGGCCGTAGTTGAGCGCCCGTCTGAGTCCGACGACGCGCAGCAAGCCACCCCCGAGTGCGTAGGTGAGCGCCCGTCGAATCCCGTTGGCCGTCGCGGCATTGATGTGACGTTGCGAGCCGTGCGGGATATGTGTCGCGACATCGAATCGCGCGACACCCTCAGGTAACTCACCAACTCCAACAAGCAACCCGAAAGCCGATGGCTTCTCGGGTTTTTTGTTGTCCCCGAAAGGAGCTCGTCATGAGCGACGAAAGCAAGAAGGACGAACCCACTGTCCGCACCGGGCTGTCGATGACTTATTCGCAGTCGGTCAACCGCATCCAGGAGATCGAGGCCGAAATGTCGCGCCTCGCCGAGAAGGACTCCCTCACCCCCGAGGAAGAGTCGCAGTACCAGGAACTTCGCGACGAGGTGTTCACCGTTGATGAGCACCGCAAGCGCTTGGAGCGGGCCGATGAGCTCGCGAAGGTGAAGTCGGTCAAGGGCCAGGTCGACGCGTCGGTTCGCACCCGCGGTATCCGCGTTGTTCCCGGTTCTTCGCAGGGTTCGCGCGACACCTACGACCGTGACTCGATTCTGGAGCCGGATTCCATTGAGGATTGCCGTTTCAAGAATCCGTGGGATCTGTCGGAGGTCCGCACCTATGGGCGTGACTCCGGTGAGGTCGCCGGGGAGCTGCGGTCCCGTGCGCTGTCGGCTATCGGGAAGATGCAGTGCGCCTCGGACAATGTGCGGCAGGCGGCGACGAAGATCATCGAGGAGTTCGACACTGTCGATTCCAAGCTGGCTCGTCAGGTGCTCATCACCTCGTCTCCCGCGTATTTGCGGGCGTGGTCGAAGATGGCCACGAATAAGCAGCACACGCTGACTGAGGCTGAAGTGCGGGCGATGAACGAGGTGGCGAACTTCCGTGCCATGTCGCTCACCGATTCGGCTGGCGGATATTTGGTGCCGTTCCAGCTCGACCCGACGGTCATCATCACCAGCGCCGGTTCGCGCAACGACATTCGTCAGGTGGCCCGCCAGGTCGTTGCGACGGGTGACACCTGGAACGGTGTGAGCTCGGGTGCGGTGTCGTGGTCGTGGGATGCGGAAGCCGCCCAGGTGTCGGATGACACCACCACGTTCGCCCAGCCGTCGATTCCGATCTACAAGGCTGCCGGGTTCGTGCCGATCAGCTTTGAGGCGTTGCAGGACGAGCAGAACGTGGCTATGGAAGTCGCCAAGTTGCTGGCGTTCGGTAAGGACTCGCTGGAGGCGGCGGCGTTCGCCACCGGCTCGGGTTCCAGCCAGCCGACCGGCATCGTCACAGCCCTGACCGGTACAAGCTCGGAGATCAACGCTGCCGCCGATGACACGTTCGCTATCGGCGACGTGTACACCCTGCAGGGTTCACTCCCGGCACGCTACCGGCCGCAGGCGTCGTGGTTGGCGAACAACCTGATCTACAACAAGATCCGGCAGTTCGACACCTACGGCGGCGCAGGAATGTGGGAGCGCATCGGCGCTGACCGCCCAGCCCAGTTGTTGGGTCGGCCGGCGCTCGAAGCCGAGGCGATGGACGGCTCGATCACCACGTCGGGTGCGGTGTCGAACTTCGTGCTGGTCTTCGGTGACTTCTCCAACTACGTCATCGCGGACCGTATCGGCTTGACCGTCGATTTCATCCCGCACCTGTTCTCCACCGCGAACAACCGGCCCACCGGCCAGTCGGGCTGGTACGCGCACTACCGCGTCGGCGCTGACTCCGTCAATGACGGCGCCTTCGTCATGCTCGACGTCGCGAGCGCTTCGTAAGTAGTCGGGTAACGGCGAATAGCCCTGCACGTCAGGGCTATTCGCCTCCCTGGAATCCAAGGAGACAAAATGCCTGATTACTTTCGAGTGAAAGAGCCGTTCGCATACGGCAATGATGTCGCTACGGTCGGCCAGATTTGGGCTGACGATAACCCGGCGTTCAAGGGCCGGGAGCAGTTCTTTGAGCGGGTTGAGGCGGCTGCGGCACGTACTGAAACCGCTTCTGCTGCACCTGGTGAGGTGCGTTCGGTGTTCCGCAAGAAGCCGGCCAAGAAGGCAGCGCCAACGCCTGTTCCGGCAGCCCAGACTGAAAGTGAGCTGTGATGCAGACCCTCTATTCGCAGGCGCTGGCAGTTCGGGCGTTGAATTACGCTGTCCGGTCGAGCAATGCGGCTGCTACAGGTGTTGCGGTTGATACCGGCGTGTATGGCAACAACGGGCGTGATGTGACGTTCGTTGTGTACACGGCGACGATCACTGACGGTACTCACACGATCACCGTTGAGGAATCCGATTCGTCGGGTTCTGGCTATGGCGCGGTGGATTCGTTCCGCATTCAAGGGACACTGCCTGCGATTGTGGCGGCGGATGACAACGTGGTGTTCCAGTTCGGTGTTCGTCCGACGAAACGCTACGTGCGTCTGACGATCACTGATGCTGGTTCCACGTCTGGTGGCGCTGTTGGTGCGGTGGCGTTGATCGGCGCTGGCAGCAACAATCCGGTTGCGCGGGCGTAGTGGCTAACGTCGTCACGTTGGGTCCGGGTAAGTCGATTGCCGTGTTGGCGTCGGCTGCCCGGACTACCGCCCCGGACACTTTCGAGTTCCGTGATCTTGGGCGGGCTGTGGGTGTGGTGGTTGTGGTGGATTGCACTGCGAAGACGTCGTCTCCGTCGTTGACGGTCACGGTGTCGGGTGTGGATGGGTTCACCGATAAGACGTGGACGCTGGTCGCGTCGGCGGCCATCACAGGAACGGGCACAACGATCCTGAAGGTGCGGCCGGGTATTACGGCGGTGTCGAATGTGAGCGTGGCGGATGTGTTGCCGCCCGCATTTCGGATTACCTGCGCGCACGGCAACACGGACTCGATCACCTATTCGGTGTCTGCCTACCTGGTGAACTGATGGCTGAGCTTGACGTCTCCGATGTTGAGTCGTTCACTGACGGCCGGTTGGCTGCTGAGGATGATGCGACTGGGCGTTGGTTGGCTGCTGCGTTGGCGGCTGCTCGGCGGTATTGCGGATGGCATGTGAGCCCTGTGCGTGAGGGTGAGGACATCGACTTGGATGGTCCTGGCGGGCGAGTGCTGTCGCTGCCGACGCTGAATCTGCTTGAAGTGAGCGAATTGTCGGAGGTTGGCGTCAGTGTTGATGTCGACACGTTGGATGTGTCGCGCCGCAAGGGGAATGTGGTGAAGCAGTCCGGTGGGTGTTGGACATCCCGGTACGGCGGCATCACAGCCACCATCACTCACGGGTTCACCGAAGACGAGGCCGCTGACTTCCGTGAGGGTGTTTTGCGGCTGGTGGACATGATGTCCCGTGAAGGCTCCAGGGATTCACCGGATTTAGTGGTGAAGAAGATCGACGATGTTCAGTACCAGTGGTCGGATCGTCTGATCGACACCGATACCAGGTTGTCGATGTTGTTTGCGCCGTTCAGGATTCTTCCCTCGCCGTGATCGCGTCGTTTGGTGGTCAGACGGTGGGGTTTGTGACGGTCACCGAATCGGGCGAGCCCGGCTATCTGGGATTGAAGACGAAAACCAAAGTGGTGGTGAAGGTGTCGGGTTGTCATTTCCGGCCCGCTAACACTACGGAGGTTGATGGTCAGACTGATGTGGCGACGGAGGTGTGGAAGTGCACTGCACCGCCGGTTGATGCGGCGTTGAATGCGAAGCCCGGCGATGAGTTGAATGTCGGCGGGTTGACGTTCCAGGTCGATGGTTTTGTGCAGCCGAAGTTTGACCTGGCTGGTGCGCTGTCGCACGTGACGATCATGTGTAAGCGTCAGGTGGGCTGATGTCGAATCCGTTCTCCAAGTTCGGTGTTTCGGATTCGGAGCTGGCGAAGCACATTCGGGAGTCGGCCGAGGTTGATGCTGGGATCAACAAGTTCATGGAGACCGAGGTCGTCCCGTACTGGAAGTCGATAGCCCCGGTCGATTCTGGTGCGTATGCGGCGTCGGTGAAGGTGAAGAAGAAGGCCAAGGGCGGCAAGGGGATTGTTGCGGCGACGATCTGGTATGCCCACATTGTCGAGTTCGGCTCCGGTTCGGACAGCAAGGGCAAGTCGCCGCGGTTCGTGCCGCGCGTCGGCGCCCAAGTGTCAAGGGACACCCCGACTTCGGCGCATGGGACCGGGCAGAAGGTCGCCGAGCATTTCGGTGGCAGCCTCAAGGGCGGCGGTATCGACATTGACGGCGAGAAGTGACCGCCGACCTGTGGGGTGAGGACGCCCCAGATGTTGAGGACTTCATCACTTGCTGGATGCAACCGCTGATGCCGACTGCGGTGGAACGCGCTGCGGATGATGCGCTGCCGTCATGCGTGGTTACCCGCATCTCGGGGCCGGATGATCCGCAGTCCGGGACTGATGATCCGGTAGTTCAACTTGATTTCTACGGCCAAGGCGCCGTCGAGGCTAAGCAGGCGGCGAACGAGGGGCATCGGCGAATGATGCTGCTGGCCCGTGAATCCCGCAACGTCACCATGTCCGACAGTTCCGTGGCGAACGCGGACTTCGTGGAGACCCTTTTGAAGCCGTTCCGCATGACCTATGCGCACGATCTGATCGTTCGTTACACGGCCCGCTATCACGTGGGTCTCTCGTACGTCGCCGTCGACTAGACGGTGAGCGGCTCAGCCGCAACCAAATTCAGCCCATTCAACCCCTGACCGCCCGGTTGGGGGTTTTTCGCGCCGGGACTCGGCGTTCATCACCATCCGAAAGGAGCGCGTCTGATGGCGCAACCTTCAACCGGTACGACACCAGCGGCTGGTGGATACCTTGACACCGACAACCGATTCCAGGGCGGTCACCGCACCGGCCTGATCGCCGTGCTGTTCCGCGATGCGCGGGGTTCGGCGACGAACATTTCCCCGCATAAATCTGATGGGTCGGTGGCGTGGTCGCCGTTCGCGCAGGACAACACGCTGCGCGATGACCTGTTCGCTGAGCGGAAGAATGCCAGCGGATATTGGCTGCCCAACGAGGACGAAAATGAGGGCTGGTACCTCGCGGGTGCGTTCGGTGAAGGTAATGGGCCGTCCACCAAGCCTTCTCGGGACACTGATGATCAGATGATCGAGCAGACCGACTGGCCGTTCGACCCTGTCACCACGAAGGTAGATGAGCCGTTCACCTTCCAGGCGTTGCAGAACCTTCAGCCGGCACTTGTGCGGTTGAAGAACAACCTTCCGCTGTCGAACTCCGACGGGGTGTCGCTGGTGGAGATCCCCGGCCAGGCGAACGCCGGCTGGTCGCAACCACTGGAGCACGACGACATCGTGCGGCAGTTCCTGCTGTACGGAATTCGTAAGCGCGGCGGCAAGTACCTGTTCGAGGTGGAGGCTTACGATTGCTGCCGCCTGTCGAATGCGGGTGAGCGGAAGTACGGCAAGAAGGGCACCGCCGCCGAACTTACCTACAAGCCGTTCCCGTCCGGATTCTTTATGGGTTACCAGGACGGCGAACACAAGCCGATCATCAAGCACACCTTCGTTGGTGGCACGGCGTGGGCGGACCTGTATGGGTCGCCTGTGTCGCAGTACACGGTGTCGTTGGGTTCGCCGTCGGCGGGCAACTTCACCCTCACCTACGACGGGCACACGACCGCGAACATCGCCTACGGTGCGGCCAACTCGGCGGTCAAGTCGGCCCTGGTGGCGCTGGACGACGGCTTCGGCACCTCGGACTGGACGGTGTCCGGTTCCAGCGGCGGCCCTTACACGGTCACCGTCCCGGATGTGTCGAAGGCACTTACCGGATCTGGTGGTGGTTTGACGGACGGCACGTTCACCATCACGCCGGTCACTTCGTAGTTAAGACCTCGTTGGGGTGTGCGTATCGGGCTGCGCGCACCCCCAACGGGCTTAGCCCGAAATCTCCAGCCCGCGTAAAGGAATCAGCCCTGTGAGTGACCATCCGATCCGGCCGAAAGAGGCCCGGGACCAAGCCACCGACTACCTGGGATTCATGGCGAGCGTCATCTACGACCTTGGCGATGAAACCTGGGAGCTCCCCAATCCCAGCTTGTTGCCTCCGGAGATGAAAGCCCGCTATCTGGAGCATCTTCGGTTCGTGTCCGAAGACTTGGACACCAAGACTCGCAAGAATCCGGTCACCAAAGAGGACGACACCACTCAGGTGTATCCCTTCCGCTACAAGGGCAAGCTCGTCAATGACGAGGAGCTGTTGTGTGTGGCGTTGATGGGTGAGGACGGGGACTACGAAAAGTACGTGGAGACCGGAGTGAAGGCCCCGGGGAAGTGGCTGAAGGGTGACCTTCCGGCCGTCTATAGGGGTTTCCTTGCCGCTGGTGGCGTTCCGGGGCAAGTGAATACGGCGTGGCAGGTGATGCAGCGGCAGTTGCAGGAGCGTCTTCAGCGAGACTCGAAAAGTAGCTGAGGCCACGGCACTGTGGTGCCGATACCCCAGCGAGATTGAAGTTGACCTGCGTTTCCGTGGTGTCGATATTCGTGACTGGCATCAAGGCAACACCGATGACCGTGGGTGCCTGCTGTTGTCGAGCAGGTTGTTACTGAGTCTGATCTATCGGCTGCCTGAAGAGTCGGAGTTCAAAACATATGCGGCACCGCCGTTTGGTCGGGACGGGGACTGGCCCGAGCTGAAGCGGATGGCCGCCCACACCGCCAACGAGATTTCGGCGTATCGGGCGTCGAAATACGCAGGTACCGAACACGAATATTCGTACACGGTGTTCTACACCCCGCTTGAGCAGCGGGAAATGGCTGAGGAGTCCGAGGCGGAGTTCGACTTCCAGGAATCGGAATTCGACAAGTTGCTTGGCGCAATTCGATTAGGAGAGGTGGTGGGTAGTGGGCATTCCGATTCCCGTTGAAGCGCAGTTCGATGAGCGTTCCGCTACCGCCGCTGCCGCCCGCGCTGAGCGGGTCTTCGCTGACGCTGGGAAGTCTGCGGCGCAGCAGTTCTCGCGGGGGTTTGCGAGTTCTGAGAGTGACCTCAAGCGGATCGGTGACCGTGCCTCTGATTCCTATGATCGGGCGCGTGATGCGGCAGGGAAGCTGCGGGCGGAGGAAGAGAAGCTCGCCGCTATTCGCGAGCGTGGCGCCCGCAACGATCAAGTCGTGGCCCAGGCGGAGCGGGTCGAAAGGGCCCGGCGGGCGGAGATCCGCGCTGTCCGGGACGCCACCAACGCTTACTCGGACTATGAGCAGGCCGCCGGGAACGCTGGCAGGGATGGCGGAGCGTCATTTATTGGCGGCCTGCGTGAATCAATCTCCGGCGCCGGCACGAGCGGCCAGGACATGGCCAACAACTTTGTCGGCGGGTTCGCGGGGTCGACGGCACTTCTGCGACTAGGCGCGGCTGGCGGGCCGATTGGGCTGGCAGTGGCGGGGGCGGGCGCTATTGGATTTGCCGCGGGGAAGACGTTGGCGGATCAGATCGCCGCCGGGATGCAGAGCTTGGCGACGAAGGATGTGTTCGCGGCGAGTTTAGGTGCTTCGCCGGAGCAGATGGATCGGTATGGGCAGGCTGCCGCGAATGCATATGTGAATGGTTGGGGCGCTTCTATTGCCGACAACCTGAAGACGTTGCAGTCGGGGTTGCAGGCGGGCCTGATTGACCGCAATGCGTCGCAGGCTGATGCCCAATATCTGATTGGGCAGATGCAGACCGTGGCGACGGTGATGGGTGAAGAGACCACCGACGTCGCGCGCGGCACAAGGAACTTCATCAAGACCGGCCTGGTGGATTCGTATCAGGATGCGTTCGACCTGCTGACAGCCGCGTCGCAGCAGGGCCTCAACATCAGCATCGACATCTTGGATTCCGCCGAGGAGTACGGGACGGCGTGGCAGTCGGTAGGGCTGTCCGGGCAAGACGCCCTCGGCCTGATCAAGCAGATGTGGGATGCCGGCATCCGCAACAGCGATGTGGCTGCGGACTCAGTCAAAGAGTTGGCCATTAATGTCTCTGACGGATCGAAGCTGACCAAGAGTGCGTTCGAGGCGCTCGGGTTGAACGCCGACCAGATGGCGCAGCGTTTCGCGCAGGGTGGCCCGGCGGCGCGTGATGCTCTCGGTGAGGTGCTGACCGGCTTGCGGAATCTCAAAGATCCAATGCAGCAACAGCAAGTCGGCCTGGCCCTGTTTAAAACGAAGTGGGAAGACGCCAAGACTGCCATTCAGGCCGCCAATCTGGACACTGCCGCTACCGCGCTGGGCGACGTTGCGGGTGCGTCACAGAAGGCGGCGGACAAGCTCAGTGAGCATGCCGACGGTTGGGAATTGTTGGGTCGCAACATCGACAAAACGTTCACGAAGCTTCAGGAGTGGCTGGCTAATTCGACGATTGGGAAGTTCCTGAATCAGGGGCTCCCGGACGTCGTCAACAACACACTTTTCAACAACGCGCAGGACAACGCCCAGGCGAAACTCGATGCGGCGTTGGCGCAGGCCCGCGCCACCAACGCTCTAGGGACTGGGTTCGAGAACGCCGGGGATGCGCAACGCCAGCACCGCGGGACTGCCCCAGGGCTTCCGCCGATTGATCATCAGGCGCCGATTCCGATGGGCACCGAACAGGATTCGTCAAAGGCGCCCGCGGCTGAGGTGCCTTATGGCGCGCTGCCTGGCATCACTGCGGGTGTTCCACTTACCTCTGAGGTGTATTCCGCTCAGACGGCGTTGTGGGAGGCGCAGCACACCACTGCGGAGAAGCGTGCCCGTCAGGTGCAGCTTGAAGCCGACACTAACGCGAAGGCTGAAGAGGTTCTTGCCGCGCGTAATGAGGTGGCGAAGGCGGACAGGGCTCAGCGCGAGGCCGAGATGCGCTTTCAATCCGTGCAGAAATCGGCGTACGAGGCCCAGTTCAAGCAGTTAGACAAGTCCGCTGACCAATTGGGCCAGGTTGGGGCGCAACTCGATCAGGACTTCGGGATCTCTGAAGGGCTTCCAGGGATCGTGGAGAACCTGACGAAGTCCCTCGCGAATCTTGCATTTGCGCCTGTCGTTGGTGCGCTCACTGGAGTGCAGGCCGGACTGGGATTCAAGGCGGGCGAAGCCGGTAGCGGCCTGGCTGGACTTTTGGCCGGACCGTTGGGGCTGGGCTCAACCGCAGGAAGCGGCCAGCCAAGTGCCTACCCAGGCGCTGCCGTCTCAGCGAGCCCGGTCGGAGCGGCCCTGCCGGGTGAGTCGGCGCGGGACTTCGCGCATCGAGTGATGATGCCGTTCTGGGAGAGCCAGGGACTAACTGCTGGTGACCACGCCGCGGACCAGTACGGGGAACATCAGAACGGCGCCCTCGACATCATGGTGCCCAGCATCGAAGCGGGGAACGCTGTTCTCCAGCAGGTGTTGTCCGACCCGAATGTGTATGGGGCGATCTTCAATAATCAAACCTTCGGCTACGGACACGGGATGACGCCGCAGGACTACAGCGCCGGACACACGGGCGATCCGAATCAGGACCATACGAACCATGTGCACGCCTTGTACAAGCCTGGCGGCCCGAACAACCTGAATCCCAATGGAACTGGCGGCGGGGGAATCACTGGGGCTAGCGGTGTTAGCAGTTCTGGCGCGACACCTGTGTTCGTGGTGAACATGCCCGGCGGCGGCTTCAGCGGTGGGATTCTTGGCAGCGCAGCCGCTTCAGGAATGGGAGGGTCCGGAGGCACTCCTGTAGCTGCGCCTGGCGGTGGTTTGAATTGGGATGCGCTTGCGGCCAAGGAATCCATCGGCAACTGGCAGACCAATACCGGTAACGGCTATTACGGCGGTCTGCAATTCGATCAGCCGACGTGGGAGCAGTACGGCGGCACCAGGTATGCGCCGCGCGCGGATCTTGCTTCGAAGGGTGACCAGATCGCTGTCGCACAGCAGGCGTATGACGCCCGTGGCGGCGGGGAATCCCTGTGGCCTGTGAACTACGGCGAACTCGGCGCCCCTTTCGCTGGTCCAGGTGGCGGCCCGGCGGTAGCCCCTGCGCCGGGGATCATTTCGGATGCGCCGCCTTGGTATGGAGGCCCTGGCGGCGGCATGGGCACGGGTGCGGTCGGCCCTGGAATGGCCCCACCCCCATCGGCGTTCGGTCCTGGGATCGGCGCACCGGCCAGCGGGTTATCGCTGGCGTCTGGTTCGGGTCAGCAGATGGCTGCCGGGCAGGGCGGCGGCTTCGCTGGGCTTGGTGGCTTGCCGATGGCGGCGATTCAGGGTGCGATCAGTGCGGCCGGTATGGGTGGTGCTGGGTTCGGTGGTCAGGCCGCTGCTGCGGCGGCGCAGATGGGCATTCAGCTCGCTAACCGTGCCGCCGGGTACGCCGGCCAGGTTGGTGGTATCGCCGCGTCGGGGTTGATGGAAACCTTTCTCCCGTCAGGGGATAACCCGCTGTCGAACATCGGTAACTCCTGGCTGGGGAAACTCGCAGGCGGGCTGGTTGGTGCGCGGCCATCGCTACCGAATATGTCTGCGCAGAAAGACGCACCGCCTAACCCGAATGACCCGAACAGCCAGAACGGCCAGCAGGGTAAGGCCGGTAACCAGATCACGAACAACGTCAACGTGACGAACAACAGGGCCGACGAGGATCAGACGGCGAGGTCCGCTACCCAGCAACTTGGGGCGCTGTATTCCACTCCAGGTCACTCTGGTGAATAGCCGGTGACTACCGCCGTCCGCTTCCCCACAGTGCGCTACCCGTCAACCCCCATCACACCCCAGGGCGCCTACTACTTCCTGAACGGCATTCATCCGACCGTGCGGTTGAGGTCGTTTGACGACTCGGTGGTGTTCGAGTTGATGGGCGGCGGGAGCATCCCCGACCGGTTCACCGCCCCGGAACGTGTGCAGTTGGCCGAGCCGCCCAAAGGGCTGATTGGGCCGTGGAAGTTCATCGACCAGCAAGGCGCATCCGAAGACGGGACGACGTTTCTCGATTCGGTGAATGAGCCCATCGAGGTCGAGCTCAAGGTTCGTGTTCACGGCCGGGACGCAGCGCATCTCCGCAAGGTCGTTCGTGATCTGTTCGGGTCGCTGGATACCAAGCGCTGCTCTGAATTGTCTTGGTTCACGCCAGAGCTCGGGCGTTGGTGGGCGCCCGTGCGGTGGGCTAAGCCTCCGATGGAGGGGTATGCCATCGGCGGGCATCGCAAGAGCGCTCACCTGACGCTGTTGCTGCGGGCGGATCACGGCTTCTGGCGCTCGTATGACGATGTGGGGGAGTTCGGCTTCAACTACGAGGCCATGACTGAAACGTTCCCGGTCGATTACGCCACGGATCTTGGACCGGATTGGCCGATCTATGCCACTGGTCAGGGTGGCGGGTTCATGTATGTGGTTGATGGTCAGGCGCGTTGGCGTGATGACCGGACGAAGAAGTTTTTCACTGAGGGCCGCACGATTGTTGCGGGGCCGAAGCGGGATTTCGAGACCGAGACCGACTACCAGGTTGTGTCATCCGTCTACGGCTCTGTTCTGGAGATGGGCGGGGATGACGACATCTTTGTCCGCGTCGGCCGCCGCGGTGATGGGACGTGGAACGGTTATGCCACCCGGATTCGCATGGGCGGTAACTCAGTCATCTTGTCGGCGTTCATCAACTTCCATGAAACCGTCCTGCGGAAGTGGGCGTTGCCCCCGATGCCGGGGCCGTTGTTGCGGGAGAAGTGGTGGGTTGAGGCCGGCGGATTGAACGCCGCTGGTGAGCCTGATCCGCGGGTTTTCACCATCCGGCGTGAACTGTTCGACCTCAACGTGACTTTCCGTGACGATCAGGGGATCACCCCGTTGGGTGCGGCGTTTCGCGGTGTGGGGTTTGGGATGCACGCCTCCGGAGCTTTGATCACCCAAGGCACACCTGCGTCGGTGGAGAAAATCTCTGCCGGGGACCAATCTGGTTCGGAGCAGACAGGTTTCATTCCCCGCTTGAATATCGGTGATCAGCCGATGCCTGACCGGTACACGCTGTTCGGGCCGGGCATATTCAAGATCGGTAATGGTCCTGGGTCTGCGGACATGATCGAGTTCGGGCCGCTGCTGCCGAACCAGGTTGTGCAGTTACGGACTGATCACCGCAAGCGGACGGTGGTGGACTTGACGTCCGTCCCCGCAACGGCGGGGGAGTTGGCGGAGTATCGGGAAGCGTTACAGGACTTAGAGTCCTTCGCCCCTGTGGGGAACATCGGGTCGACGTTGGAGTCGAACGCCTCAGTGTTTGGGGTGACTCCGCCGCAAGGCAACCTCCACCGGCTGCTCAACGGGCGGTTCTCCCGGTTCGTTCCGGCGAAGTCGCCGGGCCGCCCGGCTGAGGTGCAGCACGTCGCCGTGTCCATCAGTGGCGGGAATGCGTCGTCTCGGATCTTGGCTGCGGGAACCCCGTTGCGGAGATACCCGCAGTAATGACCCTCGACGCGACCCGCCATAGCGGCGGGTGCTTCAGGCTGCCATGACACTCACCGACATCGACCTCGCGGCTCAAAAGGCGGCGCTGGATTCCGGTGTTGCGTGGCGGCAAGCCGAAGCCGCAGAGGTCATTTCGGAAGCGTTCTCATCTGACGACACCGGCTACACAGTCACCGTCTGCGATGCGTTCTGGCGCCCCATTGGTGAGGCAACGAACTTCGTTGAAGTTTCCGGAACCATCCCCACCAACAAAGCCCCGCAAGCCACGTTGAAGCTTCCGGGTCAGCACTGGCTCGACCCGTATCTGGAGCAGTGCGAGCAGACGATGGTCGGGGTCATCATCGAAACTGACGGCATCCGTGAGGCGTTCTACGTCAAACGGCACCGCCGCAAGCTCGATGAGGACGGCAAGTGGACTCTCATCTCCGAGCTTGTCGGGGTGTGGTCGATCCTCGACTACCTGCCGATCTGGCCCGCCTGGTACCTACCGATCCAAGCCCAACCATTCAGCCACGCAATATTTTTCGCGCCGCTGTGTACGGGGATTGAGTCGGCTGCCGCGGAGCAGGCTTTCCGAATCCAGTCGGGGCTCAACGACTTCCTGAACAACGCACTCTCGTTGAATCCGGATGTTCGGGCCTGGCTCGGGACGATGTTGCAGAACATCAAGAACGACTCCGCCCTGTCGACGGCGTTGAAAACCCCGCTGTATGTGGTTCGCACAGGGTTGTTGAAAGACACGTCGCCGCTGTTCGCGAAGACCGTCCGCATGTCGACGGTCGGGCAGATGATCTCGGAAGTCACTGCTGGCTACGGCATCGACGTGAGGGTGTCGCTGTGGATGCCGGGGGATGCGCAGCCGGACAAGTGGGCGAACCTCACCCAACCGACGTATGTGATGACGGTCAAGGACCGCTCCCAAATCGAAGGCCCGACAAAGACAGTTCTGGATTCCGCGCTGCGCCTGGTGGTTGATGCGCAAGGCTCTTTGTTGGGGAAGACCCTTGATCCGCTGCTGAACCCGGAGGGCAAGTACGCCCCGGAAGGCTTGTATATCGCACCCCGGTTGGGTGTGAATTTCGTGCCGCCGTATGCGGTGTTGGTGACACCGGACGACATCGTTGTTGATGGCGAGATCGTGCGGGATAAGTCGCCTCTGGTGTCGTGCGAGATCGTCCACAACACGCCGCTCGGGTGGCAGCACGTGATCGGCGGCAAGAGTCCAAAGTGGTTGAACGACTTGATCAATGCCTCGCTCAGCTTCTTGATCGATGCGGCGATGATCATCATCGGGTTCACAGGTGTGCCCAGCAACCTGCTGGACGGATTCCTGAACGACTCGCTGCTGGCTTTCCAACTCGTGCAGCACTATTCGCGCCGCGACGAGGTCGGCCCGTATCACCCGGCCATCGAAGTGTTCACCGCCACCAACGCATCACCGTACAACGTCGAAGCCCTCTTCACCTTCATCAAGGTGCTGTGGGATTCGCGGGGCTACACGACTGCTATCGCCACTTTCCGCGGGCAGAACGGCCCGTACAAGTTGGGGCGCGACATTTTCCCCGGCGCACTCATGACCCTCGTGTACCGGTCACGCACACGGCTGTTCACCGACCACATCGACCTCGTAGCTTTCCGTGCCACCCGAACTGAACGGGAACTGACCGTGCAGATGGGTGACGGGAAACCGTTGGAGCACTCCATCGTCCGGCTCCAGCGCCTCTACAGCGAGGCGATGGCCGCCATCAACGTCGTCACTTTGGCGCCGCAATCCGGGTAGGAGAAACAGTGGAACCACGCTCGGTCGCGAGAACAATCATCATTGATGGCCGCAAGTGGCTTGAGATTGACATGGCGAAGTTCCGGATGCCGCTGGATTGGACTCCTGAATCCGGCATGTACCTGTTGGTGGCCCCGCCGGCGGGTGGGATTGGCGGGTTTTCTGCTCTCGCTAAGGGTGATCCGGGGTTTTCGCCGTCGATTGAACTGACCAGTTTTATCGAGCTTGCGTCTGATGATCCGACTCCGGCGTCGGCGGCGTTGACGTTGGTCGCCCCGGCGACGGAGGTGTCGGGGCCGGTGTACGGCCTGGACTTGGCCCTGCACAAGGGGGTTGCGGGGGAGGACGGCGACGCGATCCTTGATCCTGACGATTACGGCACCCCTGTGGTGGGGGACATGCTTGTTGTCGCTTCTGGCGGTACCAGTTTCGAGTTGCAGGCCCAGAAGGTCGGGGACATGGAATGGCCTGCCGCGGTGACGTCGGTTCCTGGTGGGACGACAGCGGGGTACACGATGGCCCAAGTTTCCGTTCCGGCGTATCCGTTTGCGTGGCGGCCCGACGTTGAAGGCTGCGCCACCGTTGCTGGTTCTGCGAGCGATTTGCGGGTGGATTTGGTGGCCCGTTTGGATGCGGACGACGGCCCGGTGGTTGGGCGCTGCTATGGGGTGGCAGGGCAGAACGACCGTCTCATCCTCATTTCCGGCCCGGATAGTGGTGCGGCGGATTCGGTGAACAAGGTGAATGCCGGTGATGCGGCGGTCATCTTCTTCCGCACTGAGAAGCAGTCCGGCACAGCCACTTACAGCGCGTTGAACAACTACGCCCGATTCAGTGTGAAGGTTGTTCCTGTTCCGTGAGTGACGGGTGGGATCAGATCTTTCAGCAGGTCCACCGCCTGCAAACGCAGCCTCAGACGCTGTTGTCGTGGCAGGACTTGGCGGAGCGTTTCGGGTTCATCAAGAAGCGCAACACCTCCGACATCGCCGTCTCGCTGGGGGCGGTCGACACGGGGGATGACTTCGACCCGTTCGGCTGGCTGTCGGACTGGTCGTCAGGGATGGCGCTGCAACTCACCGAGCACACCGAGGCGATTGCGAACCTGAACACCATTGCTGCGGCGATGGATACGACCCAGGCGTATGTCGGGGACTTGCAGGACATGGTCACAGTGCCGCGGTCGCAACTGACCTGCTGGGGTGGTGCGGCGCGGGCATCTATCGACATCCTGACGCCGTTCCTGATTGTTGGCGGCGGGTTCGTGAAGGTGAACTGCCTGCCGGTGTTCTACCCGAACGTCACACCACTGGCGTCGACGGGGGACATCTACTACACGCCGATCATCGTCGACCGGGTAGGCGATGTCGGGAAGATCCGCTGGATAGTCGGCGCCGACACCTCAGTGTTCTCGATTGACTACTACGAGATCGCGCTGTGTGCCTACAACCCAGCCACGGGTGACGTTGAAAAGGTTTGGGGCTCCGGGGACATCACCTCCGCTGAGGCTGATTCGTCAACGTTGACTGAGGTCGAGATTGATATGGCCCTGACTGGGCAGTCGGTGACGCCGGGCCAGATTCTGTTCGTCGCCCACCAGCAGGTCGCCCCAGGATTGTTGCAAGCCCCAAGGGCGTTCGCGGCGGTCCCGCAAGGCGACATTGCCCGCCCCAGCGGCTTGTTGGATGCGGCCTGCTATGTCGCGCCCGCCTACACCCAAGGCATCCCGTCCAGCATCGCACTGTCATCACTGGACAAAGAGAACCGCCTCATCCCGTGGTCTGCGGTGACGGTCGCCGCATGATCCTCAACCTCACCGCCGAAGTGATGGCCGAACTCGCAGGACAAGGCCGCTTTTGGTGGGCGCAGCCCGACGGCACTTGCTACGCCACCACCGAGAAAACCCCCGACAACATGGCGGATTCGTACCTGCTCGACGCCTCCCCGAATTGGGTGGCGCAGTGGCCGGACTGGGATGCCGCCGCAACCGCTTTAGCCCCGGTGATCGCCCAACTAGAAGGGAACAGCGAATGAGCCTATCGGCATACGCCCGCAACGGAATCGTGGACGGCCTGCTGCGGAATCAGCCGTTCGTCGTCCCCGTGTTCTGCGGCTCTTTGCATGACGGCAACCCCGGTGTTGAGGGCGGGTCAGCGGCCGGCACCTTGGTTGATACCGAGGAGGAACGCGGCCAAATCGTTTCCGCCGCCTCAAGCAACGGGATCGGCAACAGCACCGGCGACGGCGCGACATGGGTTGCCACCGAGGCAACCACGATCACCTACATCGGATTCCACGACGCCTTCACAAGCGGGAACTGGTTGGGTGCGGAGCCGTTAGCGCAGCCGGTTCAAGTCGCCGACGGGGACACGATCACGTTGTCGACGTTCACCGCGACACTGCCGGAGTAGCTGATGCCTGTCCTGTTTGATTCGTCGGCGTCCGGCACCCAACTCATTGGCGGTGTTGCGACGTCGGGCAGTAAGTCGTTGACGCACAACGTGTCGACCTCTGCCCGCGACACCGTCGTCGCATTTGTGGCATTGGTGTTCACCGGGGAAGTGAACACCACCTCAGCGACGTTCACCGCCACCTTCGGTGGTGAATCCATGACGCTGGTCGAATCCCAAACGTGGGACACCTACAAAGGCTGTCTGCATGTGTTCAAGCTGGAAGACGCCCCACGCGGGGAGAACACCGTGGTCGCCGGATTCACCGGCATGCCAACAGAGTTGATCAGCCGCAACTTCATGGTCATCTCGGAAACCTACTCAGGGGTTGACGAGATCGCCTCCAGCGAAGAGGAAGGCGGGACGACAGCGACAGCCAATTCGGTTGTCGTGACATCAGTTCGGCCTGCGCACCGGGTGGCGTCGTTCCATGGTGTTGGGAAGCATCTGAAGTTCACCGCCTACAACAAGACGAAACGCCAGAGCGTGGCGATGCTCGGTGGCGGGGGCCTGCTTTCCGGGGATGCTGAGGGCGCGGCCACGGTGACGTGCACCGCAACTCAGGGATCGACGGACGAGTGGGCGGCTATCGGGGTGGCGATGACCCCGAGCGTGGTGGAGATCGCCGCCAGCCTGAACATGAACCTCACTATGCGGGCATCGGCAGTCACGTTCCGCATCGCCACACCTCACCCAGACCGCGAATACACCGTCCCGCCACCGGATTCCGACTCGAATCTGATCGCCGGGAACTTCGTCCGAAACCCCTCCGGTGTCCTGATGCCGGTGTGGCTGAAGGACACCAACGACACCCTGGACTACACGCTTCACTGGGATCACTACCTGGCTGATGACGACGCCATCGCGAGTGTTCAGCACTACACCAGCGGCTCGTTGCGGGCGTTCTCGGAATCGTTCGAGGGGGCGATGACGCAGGTGTGGCTCAACGGCGGCACAGCGAATATCACGCATCCGGTGCGGGTGCGGCTCACCACTGAGAAGGGCCGTCAGCATGACTTCACGTTCTACATCGCGGGGGTGGAGAACTAGATGACTGTCACTGTTTCGGGTGCTGTCGCCGACATCACGGGGCGCCGGGATTCCCGCGCGTGGAAGGTGTGGTCCCCAACCTATCGGGACGGCGACGGGATCACCGTCTCGTCACGGGAACAAACGGTCCACATCACCAACGGTGTATTCACTGCCGAGATGGAGCCTGGCGAGGCGGTGATTGAGTCGCCAGACGGGGTGAAGTGGAATGTCCTCGTCCCGGATGGGGCTGTGACGCTGCGGGAGCTGCTCGCCTCGGTGCTGCCAACGTCGGACAGTCAACAGGCGTTGATTGACGCGGTCGCCGCGTATTTGGACGAGCGTGGGCATTCGGTCATTCCGGACACGTTCGGCTTGGGCTGGGTGTCGGTGTCGACGGGGTATGCAGCGGGTGTTGGGGAGATGGTCGACGCCGACGCCACTAGTGGTGGCTTCACCATCACTCTGCCGGAGGAGCCGCCAGACCTGACAGTTGTGTCGGCAAGGAAGAAAGACACAACGGCGAACCCGGTGCTGGTGCAGCGCAGCGGTAGTGATGTGTTCACCGGCGGGGTGTCGCTGGTGCAGTTGTTGT